GGTTTACCTATAGAAAATCCATTACCTCCTTTACTAGAATTTGTACTATTACCACCAGGAGCTCCTCCACCAATATTAGATTCAACCCCTAGTACTCTAAATTTAGCATTTGTAGAGGGTGCTGATGGAATATGAACTGCAAAACCTTGTTCTTTTAATTCAGATGGAACAAGTTCTGCAGTATAAAACATAGCAGCACCACCTCCGCCGTTTCCACCACCTCCAGATTGAACACTTCCACTACCTCCAGAACCAACTAATAGAAAATCAAATTTAGAATAAGCTAGATCTAAATTAGGATCAGTCCACACAGCCGTTGGAGTCGTGATCTGTACAAGTTTAGCTGCCTTTGTAAGAGTGATTGAGGTGTTTAAAATGAAATGAATGTTGTTTGTTTTGAAGGAAGTAGATATCTTTATGCGATTGAAAAGTTTGCTTTGACACTGTTTTAATTATGGCAGATATAATATATAATAGAACTATATTTAAAAAATTCTTTGAAAAGAATGATATTAAAATTCAGGCTTGGGCACAGAATGTCTTGGATAAAATATGTAGTCCAGGTATTCTTCCTGTTTTTTTTAATAAACAAAACGAAGATTTTGTTTCATTTTGGGGGTCTGTAACGCATCTTTTTGCGATTGTTGTGTTGTATGGACGACAATACGAAGAGATTGATGTAAACAAGATCTTGTTTGATATCTTTATCAAAGAAAGAGGTTTGGTAACCGATACTGTTGATACGACAGAACAAATGCAATATCTTTTCAACAACTATGTAGAAGAGTATAGAAAAAGAGGTCGTATGGATATCGTTTCAAAAGAAGGTACTATATTAGGGGAACTTCTTCGTTTGATTCGATACAACGATTTAAATGAATTCATCTTTGCTCTTCTAGCTCCTAAAGATAGTGGTTGGACATTAGGACATAGTTCTCCTACTTGGAATAGGACAGATACAGTTGAGAATATAACCAAAGCCTATGAATGTTCAAGTAATATTGAAAATTTAGATAAATATCCATTAATCAATCCTAGTGGTGTTATTTTACAAGCTGATGTAAATAATGATAATGAACCTATCCAAACTATGACTTTTATAGGAAATGAGTTGGTAGGAATCAGTTCAGAAGGAGATTTAGATAAACTTCTAGTAGTTGATGAAGATTTAGCTTATCAAGTTTCTTTACGTTTAAAAACAGATAATATTCAAAATATGAATTTGACTTTTGGAGTCCAAGTTTATGATGAATTGAAGAGACCTGTTTCTTGTATTGAATCGATTGGTACTGTACAAAGCAATTCATTTGTTAAAAACGACGCTTCTGTTACGTTAAACAACGCCGATATTTATTATGAGTTAAGAGCAAAATAGAAGTTTTGTCGACGAAGTAGCCCTGAATTTCCCTAATGGAAGAGGATTAAGATTTGTAGAAGGTATCAAATACATGTCTTTGCATTTGGTTCAAGATCGAACTAAAGCTAGTTCAAATTTAAATATTTATGATATAAAGATCAAACCAATATATTTACCTTTCTATCAAGGTTATCTAGGGGAGAAAAACATAATCGCCTCCTATTATAGGAATAATTCTTATTCTTCTACATCTACTATAGATCAATTTATAGAAACTTATTTAGTTTCATATAAAAATATTTTTGCTAGTGAAGAGATTAAAGCTCTTACAAAAACAACTGTACGTTTCAAGGTTTTTTCTGAAAGAAAAGAATATATCAAAGAAGCTACTATTACAATAGCAGATCAAGAATTGCAAACAGATATTAATGGTGAAGTAACTCTTGATCTTTATCCTGGCGATTATCTTTATTCAGTTGAAAAAGACCTTTTTATTTCTATTGTCAATAATGTTCTATATGTAGAAGAAGAAATCGAAGGAGATGAGCAGATTTGTTATATACAAATGCAAGGAGAACTTTACAAACGTAAGGTAACTTTTGTTGTCAAGAATGAACAAGCTAAAGCTATTTCAGGAGCTGTTGTTAAATTCAACAATGAGGTTAAATCAACAGGTCAAGATGGTAGTACATTCTTCATGGCTTATCCAGATTTATATCTGTATACAGTTGAAAAAGAAAAGTATTATCCGATTGATAAGTCAGTCCTTGTTCGTGACGATATGATTGAAAATGTCACGATGCAATTAATCCCTATTTTTGATGTAACTTTTATTGTGAAAGATTCTTCTTCAAATCCTATTCAAGGAGCTAGAATTAATTTTAACAATACATATATTGATACCAACGAACAAGGACAAGCTGTTTTTAAAGATGTTTTAGTAGGTACTTTCAATTATCGAATTGAAAAAATTGATTGGTTGCCAGTTACAGGATCTGTGACTGTAACTAATGCCCCAGTGACTCAAAATATAACAATGAATCCAGTTCCTACTTATAATGTGACATTTACAACAAGAGGTGTTAATTATCAAGGGGTAGTTTCATTGTTGACAGGTGTTTCAGTAACTTTTGCCGGTTCAACTAAAATATCTGATTCAAGTGGTCAAGTGAGTTTCATTGTTAAAGCTGGATCGTATTCTTTAACAGCGACGAAAGCTGGTTACAATGATTATAAAAATACAATTTCTGTTGATGAGGATTCTGATATTGAAATCAGAATGAACCAGAAAGTTTATGTTGTTACTTTTGTAGTACAAGACGATAATAATAAAAAACTTCCTGGCGTTTCTATTCAGGTGGAAAACAATCCTATTATAACTACAAACGCACAAGGACAAGCAACTATCAATTTACCTGATGGATCTTTTAATTATACAGCGACATTAAACGAATATCACACTATTACAGATTTATTTGGTGTAAATGGAGGTCCAGAAACGGTCAATATAACAATGTCACAAAAGATGTATCAAGTGACTGCAACTGTAAGAGAAGAAGGTCAAATTTCAGTTGGCGCAACTGTTACTTTAGGATCTTATTCTGGAGAATCAGATAGCCAAGGAAAAGTATCGACTGAACTGCCTAATGGCTCTTATAATTGGACGGCAAAGAAAACGATTTATGCTTCACAACAAGGACAATTTGTCGTGAACAGTGCTCCTTATGTGTTTGATATAAATTTGGTTAGACGAAATGGTCAAGTGACTTTCATGGTTGTCGATGATTTAGGGAAACCAGTGGAAGCTGCGACTGTTGTTTGTAATAATATTACCAGAATTACGAATAGTCAAGGTAAGGCAGAATACACCCTCCCAATTGGCTCGTATGATTACGAAGTTTCTAAGCGTCCAGAATATACTTCTGTTCCAGGTGAAGTGTCGATTACAGATACACCTCAAACAATCAATGTATTATTGACAAACAAGACATATAATATTAATTTTACAGTTACAAATACTAATGGTAATGCTGTCCCTAATGCAACAATAGTGTTAGACGGTGATACAAAGACTACAGATACTAGTGGAAAAGTGACGTTTCCAGATAAGAGAAATGGTTTATATAATTGGACGATACAAGCTGTAGGTTACTATGATAAAGAAGGTACTGTTCAAGTCTCGAATAATGATGCTAATCAACAAGTTTCATTGACTTATTCGTTGCGAGAATTTACAGTGACGACTTTAATTGATGGTTCAAATGCATCTGGAGTCAATATATCATATACTGTATATGAATCTGCTAATTCTAATGTAGTAGTTAGTAGTGGTAATGGATCTTCTGATTACCAAGGGAAATATGTTATAAACGCTCCATATTCGGCATATGTACTTTTGAAAGTAGAAGAATCTGGTTGTTTATCAATAACAACTAGACGGATAGCTGTTAGTACAACAGGTCTTGTTGTTACACTTTATAAGGCACTGATTCTTCGGATGAGCAGTCAAAGACTTCCGAGTTTTGGATCTTCAGTTGATTATGAATGGTCTGGTAATGAGTTGAAGATGGTAGGAGGATCTAGGACCAATCCTAGTACGTTAAATTTCAACTGTCAAAATAACACAAGTGTCTTAGCTGTTACACAATGGCCAGGATCATTTTCAATAAGTGGAACAAGTGTATTTAATGGTTGTACAGGCTTATCGAGTTTAGCATCTGGTTCACCAAATATTAGTGGATCAATAGAGAGTTGGTTTAGGAATTGTACAGCTTTAAGAAGTATTCCTTCTGGGCTTTTATTGAATGTATCAGGAAGTGATGCTAGTAATTGTTTTAGAGGTTCTGGAGTGACAAGTGTACCTTTGGATTTATTTGGAGGTAATCTTACATTATTCGCTAGTGTATTTAGAGATTGTAAGTCGCTTTCAAGTGTATCAGGTAGTCCATTTAGAAATGGCACTGATTTTGAATCAGCTTTCAATGGTTGTAGTTCACTTTCAAGTGTTGGCAGCTCTATTTTCCCACGAAATGCAGAATCGTTTTATTACACATTTGCAAACAGTGGAATTTCTTCGATTCCTTCTGGTTTATTCGACAGTTGTGTATATGCGACTACTTTTGAAGGATTAGTTTCTTCTTGTACCAATCTAAGGAGTATTCCAGCCAGATGTTTCAGGAATTGTACAAGAGCTACCAATTTTAATGTATTAGCTCATAGTTGTACACTATTGAGTAGTATAGGTTCAGATTGTTTCCCTACTAGTGCTTCTAGTTTTAGTTGGTCTTTCATTGATTGTAAATCATTGACAGATATTTCTGGATGTAAGATCGAGAATGGAAATGTGACTACTTGGGCAAGAGCTTTTGAAGGTTCTGGTGTACAAAGAATCCCACCAAGATTTTTTGCTGGTCAATCTCGATTGACTACAGTAGCCTCTTGTTTTAAGAATTGTACTAATTTGACGGAATGGGCTCCAGATGGAGGAGCTGAGTCTTCTTGGGGTACATTTGACGGCTGTACTTCTTTACAGAATATGTCAGAGTTTTTGAATGGTTGTATAAGGGTTGGTGGTACAGTTTACAATACAGTGGAAACGATTGTTATAACAGAATCTATAAATTTAACTGTTACAAATTGGAATTATGCGTTTTTGAATTGTAGTGAATTGAAGTCAATGCCAGTTATTTTAAAACTAGGTTCTTCTCCAGTTGGAGGATATTTATGGAATATAGCTCTTTCATCAGCATCACATTATCAAACTTTCAAAGGATGTTCAAAAATATCTTATTCAAATTTGATTCCGTCAGATTGGAAATAAATTTTTAATATATGAGTCAATTAAATATTAATAGAAACATGTTCTTAGAAAAGGAAGAATTGGTCAATTTCCAATCTTTCTTTGCAAGTGAAATGCTTTTTCAAGCATTGTTACAAGCAACATTTAGTTTTGGTATTATTACCAATGATCCAGCTAAAGCCAATGGTAGTGGAACCGCTCCTAGCGGAGTAGAATATAACGATCCTTTTATTGTACAACAAGGTTCTGTTGCAAACAGTATCAAGGTTTTACCAGGAATGGCGATCAATAGTTTAGGACAATTTATAAAGATTGATGTAGAAGACAACATTCAAGTTCCTAATGATAGTCTATTCTATTGGGTGAAAATCGCATATGCGACTAGAAACTATGAACTTGGCATTGTTTCAGTTAACACTAAAGGTGTGGTTTCTGGTACTGCAGATTTTTCTGGTAAAGTAAGAGGTCAATCAACGAGCACACCTACATGTATTCGTTTCGTAAAAGACGATGGTTCCATACCATTAAATAATGGTATTTATCAAGTTGTCAATGTTATCGATAATCAAAATTTAGTCTTGACTTCTAATACGACTTTTGTCGCAGAATCAAATTTAAGACCGATTGTATTAGGAACTCTTCCTATTGGTGGTGTATTTTCACAATCTCAGAGAGAAGGTCTTTATGTTTATGATTATTATGAAATTTCTTTAGTTCAAGAAACTTCTGTAGAAACTCCTCCTGAAAAAGGAGATAATGAATTTTATATTGCTCGTATCAAGAATACAAATGGTACATTTACCATTGATAATACGGTCAAGAGTGAGTATTGGGCTTTAGGAAATTTAAAAGCAACAAAATAATGAGATTATATTATACAGTATCTTCTGGATACAACGATCCACAATCAAAATTAGTCAATTCACTAGGTGGTTTCAAATCTTCAACTCCTGTACCCAATGATCAGGATAACAATGTTTTTGATGAATTGAGCCTTCTTTCTCTTGTAAAAGGTAAGACTCAATATATTGGTTTGATTTTGAAAAATGAATTGGGAGTTGAAGTTAAAAATGTTCAACTTTGGTTTGAAACACCAGAAGGTAGTTATGGTTCTTTTCAATTAGCTGCTGTTCAAACTGATAAGAATAATGAAGGACAATCTTTCTTCGAAATGATCCCAGATATTTTCAGTAAACCTTTTTACGCTGAATTTCATCAAGCGACTGAGCTTGACAAAGCTACTATTGGGGATATGGAGATTGATCAAGAAATAGGTTTATGGCTGTGTCGATCTATTGATAAGAAGACTGTGACAGAAGACTATAATAATGTCGCTGAAAAAGATACTGCAACTGAAAACAGATACAAACCTATAGAAAAGGTAACAGAAGAATCCATTGCTTTTCAAATTAGTTGGGAGTGATAGATTAATTTTGTATATTTACAAGGTAGAAGGATGAGTTGTTCATCCTTTACTTTTAAAGTTAAAGATACAAACATTGTATGTCGTTAGAAGAAAAGTTTATTGAGTTATATGAGTATATTCAAGGCAGGGTCTTGAATAACCCAAGTTTTCGTCTGAAAATCAATAAGAGACAAGAACCAACTCTTTCAATTTTTCTGAGTAGGGTAGAAGATTCTAGTATTGATTTATGGGAATATCTACTGTTTCAATTTAGTTTTAAAGTAATTACAGGAACAAAGTTTCCTGTTATACCATTGAATCATATAATAGGTAAGAACGCTTTGAAACGATGGAATGAAAGAACAACAGAACAACAATATATGACTTCAAAGTTTGTTCAATCTTATAAATTAAGATCACCTATTAAAGATGAGTCGATAAAAATAAGTGAAAGATATTTTGACGAACAACGACAAAAAGATTTTTCCTCTCCTAGAGGTTATATAAGATGTTTGTCGTTTGGTGGTCTTTTTAATGAAATGAAATGTAAGAGTTGTAGATATTTTTATGTGTGTAAAACAGAGTGATTATGGAAAAGAAAAGGTATAAAACTGAAGAAGAGATGATTTTGTGGAACGAAATTTCAAAATCATTGAACTATGACAAAGATCGGATAGACAACGTTCTATTTGATGAAGAAGTGTATCAAGGTATATTATCAGCAATGAGAGAATATCATAAATATGTGGAAAAAGAAGGTTAAAGAAGAAGTTCGTCCATGTATAAAATGTGGTACAAATCATTTGATTTATAATAGGATTAAGTGGTTGTGTAAAGATTGTGACAAAGAAGTGACACGAGAGCGAAGAGGGGATCTTCAATCTTTATTTCAAGAAATATGGAATGAGAGACCTCATAAATGTACCGAATGTGGAAAAGACCTTGGAAACGATCCAAAGCCTATTTTCTTCTCTCATATAAAATCTCGTGGAGCTTATCCTGAATTGAAGATGGATAAAAATAATATTAGACTTCTTTGTTCAGCTTGTCACAAGTTTGAAGATTTTAATGAAAGGGAGTGATATGTTACATAGATTGGTTTTGATAAAAGCTCTTGATTTATGTCTTAAAATCATTGAAGATAATCCTTCAACAGGTCTTATATCTTCTAAATTAAAGACATTGATTGAAGTAGAAGACGAAGAAAGTTTTAAAGAATTTCGATACGAATGTTTGAAAAGATATCTTTTCAAACGAAATCTTGAACAGTCAAAAAGTAAATTTATCACACTTGGAAGTGGTGATAGGGTAATTACTCTTCCAAAGTATTATGTATTGACTTATAGTAAAGATTGGGATAGTAATGGAGCTGCAGTCCTTAATATTAATGAGATGCCAGAAGAAGTTAATCTCAAAGACAACCCTATTAAAAATTTAAGGATCGTCTATGGTGACGTAGATTCAAGAGATAGAGATTTCGATAAGATTCAGATGATAATGAAAGTATGAAGTATTTATTAAAAAATGCAAATTTAACAGGCATAACAAAATTTTTGAATGATAATTTCTCAAAGAAAGATTCAAATGAAAGATTCAATCCTAGAGATGTATTAGGCTACATCAATCGAGGCAAATTACCAGAATATTTAGGTGGTAACAAAATTGTTGAAGTAGAACAGCAAAATTGTAGTGTAAAACTTTATAATATCCAAAATAATGAAGACAAGTAGTAAATATATCATTTTTTTTGATTTTGAAACTGGAGGTCTCCCCAATAAAAATACTAGAGCTTTTTACGAAGTTCCATTGGTTGAAACAGCTATGGTAGTTGTTGATATGGAAAAGTTAGAAATTTGCGAAGAATGTTCTATGATTTTTGAATCAGATTACAAAGAAGATCTTCTTCCTGTATCAGCAGAAGCATTAGCTGTACACGGTATTACTAAAGAAATTCAAGAATCAAAAGGAGTTCCTTTGAAAGAAATTTACAAAAAATGGTTGGATCTTTTCAAAAAATATAAGAATCCTCGACAAATGTGTACAATTGCAGGGCACAATGCTGTTGGATTTGATACTCCTTTTTTGAAAAATTTCTTTGAATATATGGGAGATAGCATTGATAATTATGTTAAATATTATCTTGATACAATGCAAATTGCTCATATGGCAGCATTAGAACAACAAGATTATAAGTTACATACTTGTTGTGAATTATTTAATATTGATCTTGTTAATGCTCACAGAGCTTTAGACGACACAAAAGCAAATGCTTTGTTAGGGATCGAATATATAAAATTGTTGAGAGGGATAAACGTTTCTTCATCTATTACAAGTAGTACCTCACAAGAAACAGGATTCACTAGATTTAGAGAAAAGTTTCAACTATGATAGTTAAACAGCAAGATTGGACTGAACAAGATAAAC